GCGTCTACAGCTGTGAGGAATGTAAATCACCAACACTATCCGCTATCCAGGCCCTGTGGTCACGACTCCACAATTTTGGATAACAGTTTGGCAGTCTTACAAAGGATGCCAGCCTTAGTCTGGAGCCTCGACCGATCAGTTGTTAACCTGGTTCCCCAACCTGGTCTTCACGGTGTTACTCCCGGACCCTACCAACCCCAAAACTTTATTTACACATTCAGCTCAGGGACAGCTGGCTGCGTAAACTCTATCTCATATGTCACATACAAAGCTCCAACAGTAACAGGTTGGCCCCCATTATCGGGACCCTGGTACTGTACCAGCGCATATGTACCACAGGCCTGATTAAGGCGTGCCTCATCTCCAGAGTTAAGAGTCAATGGAACTCCTGGGTCGATCAACTTCCACTGGTGAGCATTATGGGACAAGTCAAACTCAATCCCATGCCAATTTCCTTGGCCTAAATGGTCCTCATTGGAAGAGATCGCCCCACCAGCATACAACGGTCCAATGGAAAATTGCGGCTGATTGGAGATGGCAAATCCACCTGGCGCTGTACGAAACCGCAGAGCATCCTCGGCATCATAAGCACTTGCCATGCTATAATAACCCTGAAAAGTAGTGGGTGCAAACGGTACATAAGAAACACACAACTTCTTCCACCTATATTTACTGTAATTCCTAGCAATGCGGCTCAACCACGGAAACTCAACAGTAGATGCAGGTGTCAAGAAGTATGTGTTCTTCTGCAAAGTACCAGTTCCATCAGCATTAATGACAGAACCAGTAAGTTGCTCAGTGTTGGACACAATAACTCCATCAGGGACATAGGACATGACAGGTGCCCGGTTTCGAGCAACTACAGGTCGGTTGGAAGGATTGGCATAATTGCCAGTGGACTTAACCTTAACAGGCGTCTTGGTTTTGGTTTTCTTAGCCATATTAATGGTAATATCTGTAAGCGGATGTGGAATCAAAGGGCAATGGTTGCTTGTTCAAGTGGGGAACTTGAAAGGCCCGGTAACGTGCCTCAAGCTCAATCTGGGCATCTGGCAACACACCATATGCTTTCCATATGCTAGCACGGGCCGTAGCTAGCTCAATGGAAAAGGGACGCTTCTGACTGGCAAATAACCGCCAAGTCCGTCCAGTACCAGACCAAGCCTGCTCAAGAACCTTGTCCACCTGCGTTCGCTTTGATGTGAATTTGAGAAAACTGCGGTAATAGCTGTCGAGAACAGGCATGCCCTCGTACAGGGCCAACCCACAAATACCAGTAGCACACATGTTGATTGCGTACTGGTTCCAATCGGTGACAGCATGTGACATCATATCCTGCTCCAAGCACTTATGAATGTTGCGCACCATCATCCAATTATCCCCACCACAATCAATAGGGTGGCACTGGCAAAACTCAACATGTTCCAACTCATACACCGGAGCCTCCACAGTCATCTCAAACCCAAACCCAAGATGGTGAGCTGGCAATCCGTCCAACTTGCCAACATCATCTGCCTCAATGAACACTCCACAATCATCACCATCATTAATAAACCTATATTTGACCCCCATGCTGCTAAGATAATTGTGACACAAGGCACACATGATCACAACATTTCCCAATGCTGTTCATATCACCTGATCCACGCACACCATCAACAGTGTATTTTATAGTACCATCAGCCATATTTGCAAACCCCACATTGTTGACTTGCCACTTCAAATACTCCGCAAGTTCCTCAGACTTAAACAGCATGTTATACAAAGAATGCTCAAATTCAAGAGCCTCACTGGATACATGCTGATCAAATCTTGATGCGTCAAGTCCAACAAAGCAGGGTTTCCTAAACTGGCCCCAGTACTGCTTGATGGTGGCAGCTCGTTTCCACATGTTATCACACTTCAAAACAACATGGTGACCAAACACACGGTCAATGGCTTTATATATGCACTTCTCGGCAGGTTTAAGATACCTACCAATCAGCACATTATACATGGAGGATCTAGGTTGAATCAACCTTGGACAAGGGTCAAC